TTTCACACATGATTTTGGTCTCTTTTTTCATTATATACATTATCGCCTGTTCCATGTCCGCGGTCAACAGGCAATTTGAAGATCAAATCCTCTTTAGAATTCGACGCCTTTTCCTATGTCTGCAACCATTAATCCTTGCTCTCTCCACATTCGAATGACATTTGGCCTATCGTCAAACGCCATAATTGGGTTATATCCATCTGCACGCATTTTCCCTAATGCGGACAGTTTCATATGAGTGTCTGGCCTATAGTCCTTCTCTGACCTCATATAGAATGGAAGATCATCAATAAAAGGAATTACTTTACGCAAGCTGGACTTAGTATCAGCTTCTTCAGATTCGGTCCTGCCAGATGATATGATAATTCGGTGATCAGCATGCATAGCAAGCAATACGTCTACAATCGGTTCAATTGGCTCATCGAGCGCCTTCAATTTAGGATCGCGAAAAGCCTCCCAGTTCTTACTGCCAGATGGTAGAGCTCTTTCTGAGTTCGACATCATCTTATTCAAATTCAAAAAATGCAACCTATGTGTTATGTCCAACAAGGTACCATCCACATCAAATATTACATCCATTTCTTTCTACTCCTTAATATCCGGATAAATGTTTTTCAATTTCTTTCTGTTATATTTCTTACGGTTCTTCACTACCTTATGACCAAAAGGAGAGTCTTTGCGAAACAGTACATAATGTGCTCGCTACGCCCGGCGTTTGTTCTTGTCCATTTTATTATCCTTCATTTTTAGGTCCACCTAGTTAACCTTGACTAACGGCTGTATGGTAAGTTCGATACCATTGTACGAACTTGGCTATCCCGGTCACTATATCAGTTTTGGGTTCATATCCAATATCATGTTGGAAATCTTCTATGTCTGCAAAAGTTGTATGTACATCTCCTGGCTGCATAGGTAAGAAATTTTTCTTAGCTTTTACACCTAACTCTTCTTCTAAAATATTTATCATGTCCATTAGGTTTACTGGGCAACTGTTGCCAATATTATAAATTTTATAAGGTGCACTGTTTATATCTACTGCAAGAGGGACTCTAACGCGTCGTGGAGATGTATGTCTTACTACGTCTGACACTTTCACTACACCAGTCGCAATATCATCAATGTACGTAAAGTCACGTGCATGGTTGCCTTCGTTAAATATGTCGATTGGCTTACCTTCCAAAATATTCTTTGTGAACAGATACAAAGACATGTCAGGTCGACCCCATGGGCCATATACCGTAAAAAACCTCAGCCCAGTAGTAGGTATTTTATATAAATGGCTATATGCATGGGCCATTAACTCATTTGCCCGTTTAGTGGCACCGTACAGCGACAACGGGTGATCTACTTTATCTTCTACAGAGAACGGTGTTTTAGTATTCCCGCCGTACACAGAACTCGAAGATGCGTATACGAGATGATCTACATAATGGTCGCGACAACCTTCTAATATGTTGAGAAACCCTTGAATGTTTGAATCTATGTAAGCATATGGATTTTCTAACGAGTATCGCACTCCGGCCTGAGCAGCAAGATGAATAACCTTGTGTGGCTTCGTTGTAGCAAACAAAGTCTGAACTGATGCCTTATCAGCAACATCCATCTTGTGGAAATCAAACTTGCCAAACGTTTGAAGGGTGAGTCGATTAAGTCGAGCTCTCTTAAGAGAGACGTCATAATAATCATTGAGATTGTCCACTCCGACTACACTGTCGCCCCTCGCGAGCAACTGTTGTGTAACGTGAAACCCTATAAACCCGGCTACCCCGGTGACCAACACTTTCATATCAATATTCTCTTATATGTCCTATACACTATTTCTATTATGTATAACGATCACCTACTTCACATCCGCAGTCAACACCGCGATAACTAGTTGATCTATATACACAAATAGAAGATAATATATAAATATTAAAGGAGATTATTTATGAACACTATCTCAAAGGCTGAGATAACATATAAGATAAAGAAAATGATGGGTAAGCATCTCGGCATCGACGAAGAGTCAATTACAGAGCAGCTAAATCTCATTGATGACTTAGGAGCAGATAGTTTAGATTCGATTGAATTGGTTATGGCCTTCGAAGAAGAATTTGAAATTCTTATCGATGATACAGAAGCAGAAAACGCAGAGACTGTTGGTTCTATCATTACTCTTGTAGAGGAAAAAATCAATGGCATAAATACCAACGCCAGTGGGCACCCGTTCCCTCCATATAGAGGCGCGCCCTCCGGATAACTTTAACTTGGGAGATAAAATATTGAAGATCAATAACGTCGTACAATTTCCGATACATAAAAAAAGTACTCCTCCTCAAAACGAGGAAGAACTTCAAGCTGCTGTAGAGAATGTGCGAGGTAGGTTTGTTACAGAAGCAGCTGTGGAGATTGCTTTTGACGTTTTCAGACACATGGAAAGAACCGGGTGTGATATTAATTCTAACCATAGTTCGAGACATGACCTAATACTAATCAGCGAATCAATCAAGTCTGCTATGTATAGGTCTCTAGGAATGAAACACCCCTTGCAAGAGTTTGCTGTTAATGTAGTCGACGAGTCTAACATTGACGCTGACTTTGCAATGCCTATAGTCGACGAGTGATTGTTGACCACTAAAGTATAAAAGGTTATAATTCCAGAGTAAAAAAATTAAAAGATCATGGAGTTTAATTATGATATTGGTTGATTTAAACCAAGTAATGATTTCCAACCTGATGGTTCAGATAGGAGGTCAAAAAGATATTGAGTTAGATGAAGACTTGTTCCGACATATGATACTCAATAGCGTACGATCAATTCGAACAAAGGTCGGTAATAAGTATGGCGAATTAGTCATATGTTGTGATGACAGAAATTTCTGGCGCCGTCAAAGATTTCCCTATTACAAGGCTAATCGCAAGAAGTATAGAGAACAGTCTAGTATAGATTGGTCTTCTGTATTTAATATTTTAAATAAGGTTAGAGATGAAATCAAAGAATACTTTCCTTACAAAGTAATACAGATCGATACAGCAGAAGCTGATGATATAATTGGTACATTAGCTCATTATATAAACATCAACTCTGACAGTAAAACATTGATATTAATATTGTCTGGTGATAAGGATTTTATTCAGTTACACAAATTCAAAAAAGTTACACAATATGATCCTGTGCAAAAACGTTGGGTGAAGCATAACGATCCTCATAAGTACTTAATAGAGCATATTGCTAAAGGCGATCGAGGTGATGGTGTTCCTAACATGTTATCTAAAGATGATGTGTTTGTAACCGGTGAAAGACAAAAACCAATGCGTACTAAATACCTAGACACCTTAAAAGGTAATGTTGACGAGATAGAAAATATATTTGAGAACGATGATCTTAAGCGAGGCTGGTTACGCAATAGAATGTTAATTGATCTCAAATTTATTCCAGAAGATATTCAAAAGAAAGTTCTCGATCAATATAATATACCTGCTAAAGGCAGGGGGAAGCTGTTTAACTACTTTGTTAAACATAAACTTAAACATTTAATGAAAGATATAAGCGAGTTTTAAAATGAGTGGAAATACAGTAGGTATGGCGGAAGCCTTAACAACAGCCCGCAAGACTAAGAACGTTACTCAAAAAATAGAAGCACTACAAGCCCTATCTGAGGAAACGAAAGCACAATTACACAGCGTGTTTCAATTGACATATAATTCACATATTTCGTGGTTGTTGCCTCCTGGTACACCTCCATATAGACCTTTAGATCCGGATCTGGATCAGGAAGGTAGATTGATAGCTGAATTAAAAAACTTCTCATACTTTATTGCCAATGATGGCAAGCCTGTGCAACCAGATGCAAAGCAAATGAGACGAGAGCAACTGTTCATTCGAATCCTCGAGTCAATTGAACCTGAAGATGCTGAACTTGTAATTCAAATGAAGGAAAGAGAGATACGGGGAGTAAGTAAGAACGTTGTACAAAAAGCGTTCCCAGAACTTGGTATAATCTGAACACGGAGGAACAAACTTGTGGCTAAGC